TGTTTCTTCTACTGTTTGATTTGTTTGTTCTTGTGCTTGTGCTTCTTCAGCCATTTTTTCCTCCTATTTAGTTTTGTTTAGCACGACCTATCCTTAAAAGGATTTCTCTTATTACTGTATTCTGTCCTTCTCTAACGTAACCAAAATGCTCATTCGCACCTGGATACCAGGAAGGAGCATCTATTGTTCTTGCTTTTAATTCTTCTAAAACAATTTTACCTTCTGGTGTACTAAACACTTTTGCAAACAAAGTGTCTTTTTTCTTTTGGTCATCTGTAGCCTCCATTGTTTGGATGAAGTCTAAACCTTCCCAACCTATATCATCATAAGTATCCATATTATCCTAATTGTGCTTGTGTATTAATTTCTTCTTCTTGAGTTTGTGGAGCTGCTTGTTGTTGCATTTGTGCTGCTTGTTGTTGAGCTTGCTCTATCATCTGTTGTCTTTCTTCAGTAGAAGTTCTTAACTCTGAAGGTATGCCTAACTTGTCTGCAACAAAATCTGCAACCCTGTCTATTCTAACAGCCATAGCACCCATAGGCCCAAGTTGTTGAATAATTTGTAACCAACCCATAGCTGTTTGTACTTCTTCGTTTGATTGTGCAAGGGCCAAAGGAGAAGTCGGCTGCAATTTAACTTCAAGTCCATTAACCTTCAAAGGTAGTTGAATGATCTCTTTATCATTCATTACAGCTAACGTTCTTCTAACCAAAGGGAGTACCGCCTCTGAAATCAATCTACCAAAAGCAGATCCAAGATTTTGAGAAAGCTCTTTCATTCTTTCTACAATTTCGGTAGCTGATCTTGCACTCATATTATCTGGTGGTAAGCTCTCATCTAACATAATCTTCTTAACGTTCATACGTAAGTCGTTTATGACTAACTGAGATAAATTTACATCTCCAGATCGCTGTAAAGGTTTTAGACTTGGGCCTGTAGGGCCATCATTTCTTGCAACAGGAATAATTGCTCCTGGTGCTATTCTAACTGTTTGTGGATTTAAAACTCCATCATCTGAAGCTGTATAAACACCTGCAATATTTAAGCTCGCATTTTTTAATAACAGCTCAACAGTTTTGTTTAAAGTTTTAATGTCTGGCAGAGCTGTAATTAATGGGCCTCTACCATAAATTTCCCCTGCGACTTTCATATATCTACTGATAATCCAAGGCATAGTTTCATAAGTTCTATGAACGATTTTTTCTGGCCCCTTTTTCCAAATTACACAATAATGATAATATCCATCTTCTTGATTGTACATTGTGCTTTCATAAAGATCTGTATGTTCTTCTGGCCTTTCATCAATTATTTTTTGAAATTCAGTAGGGATCTTAGCATCTGGATATTGTTTTTGTATTACATCATTTCTTAATCTAATTTTTCTATAAACATTTTCTATCGTTCCATTTGCTCCTTCTTCAAAAGAAATTAAATATTGAGGCACAGGAATAAATTGTATTGGCTCTACCTCATCTCCAGGTAATACCAACATACAAGCTGTACCCACGCATAAATCTAAAAGAAATTCTCCAATCGCTAAATCAAAATTAGTTTGTCTTAATACAGAAAACATTTTGTCATTCATCTTGTCTAACTCAACCTGGATCTCTGATTTTCTTTCTTCTGGTATTTCGTTACCTGGCTGTAGTCTTACCCATTTTCTGTATGGTGGAAATAATGCTGATTGAATTCTATTTGCAAATCTTTGAGCTGCGTGAATTGCGGTACTATCAAAAACTTTTGACATCTTCCTTTGACCAGGAGAATTGCCATCATAATATCCATCATAAAGATTTCTTTGAGGTAAAGCATATTCATAACACTCTTGGTAAATATCTCTCCAGAGATCTTTTCTAGCTTCTGCTTTTCTAATTCGTTCTAAAATTTTCTTTGCTTCCATCATTAGCTTTTCTTGTTTCTATTCGCAAAGTTTCTTGCTGCTGCCTCTGATCCAAATCCCCAGGCTTTTAATGCCAGGGCTTTTCTAGTAGGCCTTCCTTTTTCATCTTTCATAGAACCTTTCATCCCAGAAAAACGAGCAGCAAAACTAACCCTACGAGGATTAACTCCACTTTTAACAGGAGCTTTTAAATTGCTTCCTTCTTTGTTTTTGAAATATTGTCGCCCCTTCTCGTTTAATCCACCAGAAGGATTTTGATATTTCTTAGCAACCATTAAAAAATCAAAGCTCCTAAAATAAATACTACAACATAACTAATAAATAACCACTTGTTATTTAAAAATCTTCTTTTCCACTCTCTAGGTGTGTGTCCAAAAACTATCATTTCTTTTTTTTAAATCCTTCTTTCATTCTTTGCCAACTATCTTTTGAGATTGTTGATTTAGATTTTGGCCTAGAAATTCCAAGTTTTTTTCTACGATTGATGTTTGCGTATAGTCCTTCTTTTTTCATTTTTTCTTTCCTATTTTTCTTTTCATAGCAGATTTCATATCCATTTCCATTTTACCGCCAGAGGCTTTTGCATACATCTTAGCTTGAGCAACACCTTTTTTGCTGTATGGAAAGTGTCTTATCTTGCCATCTTTACTTGTTACTTTTGGCATCTCTTTTCTCCTTTAAAGTTTTTTTCTTGTCAGGATTTCTTTTTAGTTTTTCTTTTGCTTTTTCTATTTTCTCTTTTTCAGAATTAGACATTTCTTGTATATCCTAAAGTTCCGCTACTTCCAAAAGGTACTCCTGCTTCTGCATCTTGTCTAGCTTGAGAAATTAATTGCCTTCTTCCTCCGCCAACTCTAGCTCTTACTCGTCTTGAAAGCTCTTGTTTGCCTCTTGCTTCTTGTGCAGCGACTTGCTTTTCTCTTGCTGATACATCTGCTTCCACTTGAGGTGGGGGAGCAGGTACAGAAGGTTTAGATATTATTCCGCCCATAATTTTCTCCTATTGTTTTATTCTACTATACATAACGTAATCTGTTCCTTCTGGCCCAAATTTTTTCATTATGCCTTCTCTGGTAAATAACATAGTTTCTATCCACTTCAAAGCATCTTTATTAGAAATATCTACTGTGCATTGTATCCTTCTAAGATTGAATAATCTAAAAGCATTTGTAAAAAAAGCCTTGGTAGCCTTATGAAAAGGCAAGGCAACCTTTAATAAATTCAATTCTTTGCTAGGTATTAGCCAGGCTTCAGCCACTCCAGGGAATATGTTTAATAGACCAAAAGATACAACTGGCGAGCCAAAATACAAACCAGTGTAAGAAGCATTATGAATTGTATTTTTAGCAAGGTAGCTTTCATAGTTCGGAATATATTTAAAATATTTTTTTTCGTGTTCTCTCATATTGATTAACCATAAATGCTTAGAATGAAAAGGAATAATTTTTTTATTCACACCATCCAGGCTCATAAGTTTTTGGAGTTCGTCAATATGTAATTCTACCATAAATCAAAATCTAATTTAGCTAAAGCAGATCTAATAAATCCAGTTTGGTTTGGTCTTGTTAATCTTCTAAATTCTCCACCACCTAACAAAGCATACCCCAGGGCATCTCCAACGTGTGAGTGTTGGTTTTTATTTGGTTGATCTTTAAATCTTTCTTGTCCAGAAATTTGTACTCGCTTGTAGTGATAACCACCAGATAAAGATTTTCTAATCTTGCTGCATCTACTATCAATTAAAAATCCTGGCTTGCCTTGAATTAATCTTGTCATAGGAGCTGCAACAGCTTCACGTCTAGTTTTGAAATCATTTGTTGCTGTAGGCTTTGCAAGGATCCCTAAAGATTTTAAATGTTCAAAGGCTGTAACTTCATAGATCTGATCCCTGGAGCTACCTGCAGGATCTCCCCATATTGATAAATCGTATTTTGGAAATTTAATTTCTAATTCTGATTTTAATATTTGACCAAATCTTTCTAGGCCCATATCAAAAGTTACAAGTTCGTGCAGCACGTGCCATCTTCCATTTCCAAGTCTTTGACAGAATACTGCAGCAGGAGTTAAACCAAAGTCTAACCCTATCACAATAGGATAGCCTGGATCTGGTTCCAATCTTTCAACACACATTGTACCATCATCATATTCACTCCATACTGGTTTGCCATCTTGTACGAAAGTATATTTACCTTCAGCATAACATCTAATCCAATCTTTGGATTTACCTGCAAGGATCTGAGTATAATATCCGCTTGGTAAATTATTTATGTTTTCTGCTTTTTCATTTTCTTTCCACCAGGTACCTGCTGAAAAAGTATAACCATTAGCTTCTGGCATTTCTGGTAATTCATCCTGGGTAACTTCAACAACACCGCCAGGCTGTTCAAAAAATTTCCAACCAAATTTTCCTTTTGGTAAATTTCCTTTTTTAGAAATATCATACCACCAGTGGTCATCTTCCATTGGGTTCGTATCCATCCAAACTCCTCGCCAGGATGGGCCACCATCTGCTTTAGAAGGATACCTTCCAACTCGGTGTGTTAATCCATCAATAACTTGTTTAGGTAATTCTCTTGCTTCGTTAACCCAAGCTCCTGTAAGCTCTAGTGATAAAAGTTTTCTAACATCCTTTGGTTGATCCAAAGCTAGGAATATAACTTCGCAATCAATCCCTGCAGCTCCTTCTCTCGCAGGTAATTTAATATGATGCGATATAGGAGGCGACCATCTCATTCCTCCCCAAATATTTTCTGGAAAAATCTCTTGCCAAGTTTTAATTGTAGTAGTCCTTAACTCTGGATATGAGTTTCTTACTACAACAAACCTTGAATATTTAATTCCATCTTTTGGGCTAGGCTTTTGTTTTACAGCACGCATAAAAATTTCGGCTGCACAAGCATAAGATTTTCCAGATCCAACTGGCCCAACTATTCCTCTAACAAAACTATTGTCTTGTAAGAAATCATAAACTGTAGGAGATTTTTTAAAATTAAATTTTAGATCTTCCATTACCAATATCTAATAAGTTCTATAAGCTCTATTGTAAATAGTCCAAACAAAAGCAAAGCTAAGATACTGTGATAAACATTCCATAGCAGCCATTGTTTCTTTTTTTTTATTTTT